GTCTTAGCTCCAATACTCTACAACATTCGACAAAACTCTCAAGAAAATAAACGTATTGATATTTTGTTAAATAAAACTAGAGAAGAAATAGCTAGAGACTACGTTACAAAAAATGAATCCAGAGCAGTTATGAAAGACTTAGTAGATAGGTTAGATAAATTAGATGAAAAGCTTGACAAGCTGTTTGAATTAAGGTAAAATAGTATATGAAAAAGAAGTATAAAAGAGCAGGTACTACTTCTGAACGTCAAGACTTTCGACAAGGCGGTTATGTTGGTGACAGTGAAAGGGTAAAACTTTTTGGGGGTATGACTGCAGCTATGGGTGCTGATTTCAGCAGACAACTTTCTAATGCTGGTTTTGGTAATCTTAATTTTTCTGGTATAGACTTTTCTAACATTTCAATACCTACAAATACACCTGCACCTAAACCAGAAGCAACACCAGCACCAGCACCAATATTTACAGCACCTATAACACCAGTACAACAACAAACACAAAATAATAATACTACATTTACACAAGGAGAAAGTACTATTGGTCGTGGAGATGTAGGCTCATCTGCAGGTGGAAAAGTAGGTGGAAAAAAAATAGGAATTTTTGGTACAACAGTAGGAGGAACTACAGTGGACAAAGGAAATTTATCACCACAAGCTATAGATAGAAAAAGAAAAGATTTAGAAACTCAGGCAGCAGGTCGTGGTGTTCAAGCTACTCCTATGCAAGTTCAAACTTTAGCAGGTCAAGTAACACAAGGAGAAATAGAGCCGGGAACTGGAGATTTAGGTGGATTACAAACTGTAACTGGAACTACTGGACAAACACAAGCTCCAGAACAAGTTACTATTGCTGCACCTGCTCAAGCTGCTCAACCACAACAAGTAGCTCCTGCACAAGTTGGTACAGTTGAAACTGTAACTGCACAACCTACTCAAGCTGCTGTAGGAACTGTTAGTGATAAAGCAGTAGCAGAAAAAGTAGATGTTAGTACTGTACCTACTATTACTGGTGTTGATGTAGATATTAAAGAAGGAGCATTAACTGATAGAGTAGTTGCTCAAATGTCTCCTGAAGCAGTTGCTCAAGCTGCTCAAGTAAATGGTTTAGATGTTAGAAGAGTCACTAGAGCAAAAGAAGAATTAAGAAATGCTGGTATAGATGAAATAACTATTGCAGAACTTGGTAATGACCCTTCAGCTTTAGAAAATAGATTAATGAATCTATCTGATAAAGATAGAGGATTAGTTGCTGGATTACCTGAAGAAGCATTAGTTAGTACTCAAATGAATACTTTACTATCTGGCATTGAGCAAGGAACTATACCAGTATGGGCAAGACCTGCTGTAGCACAAGTAGATTCTATTCTTGCTCAAAGAGGTTTAGAAGCTTCTACAGTTGGTAGAGATGCACTATTAAATACAATTATTCAAAGTGCTTTACCAATGGCACAAGATAATGCTAGAGCTATACAAACATCATTAGCTCAGGAAAGAGCTACTGAAGCTCAAGTAGCAATTAAAGATGCTGAGTTTAGACAGCAAACTGCTTTAACAAATGCTAACAATGTATTTAAATTAGACTTAGCACAATTTAGTGCTGACCAACAAACTGCTTTAGCTAATAGTAAATTTTTACAAACTGTTAGTTTAGTAGAAGCTAATAATGACCAACAAGCTACTATTCAAAATGCTTCATTATTATCTCAAGCTAATTTAGCTCAAGCTACTGTTGACCAACAAAGACAGATAAATAATGCTAAAGCATTTTTACAAATGGATATGGCTAATTTAAGTGCTGAACAACAAACTAATGTACTTAATGCTCAACAAACTCAACAAGCTGCATTAAGTAATGCTGCTGCTCAAAATGCTGCTAGACAATTTAATGCTACTAGCGAAAATCAAGTTAATCAGTTTATGGCTACTCTTGCAGCAGATACTGAAAAATTTAATACTACACAGATGAATGCTATTCAACAGTTTAATGCTACACAAGCAAATGCTGCTGCAGCTAGAGATTCACAAAGAAGTTTTGATTTAGAAAAATTTAATACTGGTATAAGAAATCAAATAGAACAATTCAATACTGCATTAGAAAATAATAGAAGAGAGTTTAATGCTAAAAATAGTTTAGCTATTGCTCAGTCTAATGCTCAATGGCGAAGACAAATAGCAACTGCAGATACTGCTGCTATTAATGCTGCTGCTGAACAAGCAGTTAAACAAAACTTTCAATTAACTGCACAAGCTCAACAAGCTTTGTGGCAAGATTTGAGAGACCAAGCACATAATATATTTACAGGTGCTAGAAAAGATAAAGACATTGTAGCTCAAATAGTTGCAGACTTTGCATCTAATCAGTTTGCAAATGATGAAGCTATGAACGGTATGTTGCAAGTAGTTAAAAGTACAATAACAAGTCTAACAGACTATTCAATAAAATAGGAGGTGTGACTTCTTAAAGAAAATATTTAAAGGTGTAGGAAAAGCAGTTAAGGGTGTTGTCAAAGGTGTTGGCAAGGTCGTTAAAGGTGTTGGCAAGGTCGTTAAAGGTGTTGGTAAACTTGCTAAAAAAGCATGGAAGAATAAATATATTCGGGCAGGACTACTGATTGCAGCAATCGCTACGGGAGTAGGGGCTATTGCTGTAGCTGGAGCTACCGGAGCAGGAGCTGGTGGTATATTAGCTGCTACAGGTCTTAAAGGTGCATCGGCATTTGGAGCTTTAATGAAGGCTGGATTTGTAGGATTTACTGGAGCTGCTGGAGCTACTGCTGGATTAATAGGAAGCGGAGGAAGTCTTGGTTTAAGTGGTAGTATTTTAGCTGGAGGTTCTGCTATTACTCCAGTTGCCCCAACAGCCGTATCATCTGCAGCTTTATCTACAGCACCAACAGTAATTTCAGGATTACCCGGAGCTACTACAGGAGCATTTACTGCTTCTACACCTATTTCTGGATTAACTACAACAGCTTCTACAGGAGCTTTTAGTGCTGCTACACCTCTTACAACAAGTAGTGGTTTAACGGGATTAGCAACTTCTACTTCACCAGTATTACCTGCATCTTTATCTGGTGGTGCAAGTGCTATACCTACATCATCAGCTTTTACTGTTCCTCCTTCTGCTGCACCTGTAACTAAAGCCGTTGGTACAACTTCTACAAAGTCTGGATTTTTAAAAGGTTTACAAGAAACTTTAATAGATGGTGTAAAAGCAGGTGGAAGAAATCTTGCAGCTACAGGAATGTATAACCTAGTAATGCATGGTGATATTAAAGGACCAGAGTTCGAACAAGATTTAGTTAGTGGTGGTGGTGGTAGAGCAGGTAGTTATACAGGCAGCTATGCTTTACCAGATGCTATAAGATTTACACAACAAGGTTTGGGTGGCGATACTATCGGTAGCACTTATGTTGCTATGTTACAAAATTTAAATTATGGTACAGGTTCTCTTGATTATGCAAGACATACCAATATGGCTCTTATGAGAGGAATCCAAATACCGCAAATACAGTATGCTTAATTATGTTAAAGAAAGATAAAAAATTAAAAAAAGTTGTTAATTCTACAGTAAGTGGTGCAGCTTTAGAAATGATAGATGAACTAGAAAAAAACGATATTCCTCTTGATGAATTTACTGGTGGTGATTTTTTTGAAAGACCAGATAATCGTGGTGAAGAAAGATTACCTTTAACAAATACAAAAAATACACAAAACATGTCAGATAATTTAGAGTTTATTACATCTCATTTATCTGAAAAACAAGATGTTCCCGGAGCTTCTTTAACAAACGACCCAGAAAAACCTTACCCTTGGGAGCAACCACCACAGTTTGCAAATCCTAGAGAAGCACAAGATTACATGTATACTTTACTTTCTACTCCAGAAGTAGCAGCAGATATTGTTACAGCATTAGGTCAAGGTATATCTGTAATGGATTTAACAAGTTTATTTGTATTTACTGGTTTTATTAGTGGTAAATTTACTCCCGATGTAGGTTTATTAATCGGTGAACCTACTGCATATTTTATTATGGGTATCGGAGAGATGGCTAATATTGAATATAAAATTGAAGATGATGATACAGATATAGATGAATTTATTGAGGGCGATATAACTGATGAAATAATGAAACTAAACAATATGGAAAGAATAAGACAGTTATCCAATAAAAATAAAGTTCAAAAAGGTGATGTACCTAAAGAAGTTTTAGCAGAAGTTGAACAAAGAGTTGATACAAGTTTATTAGCTCCAACACAAACAGAAGATAATAATTTATTAGATAGGACAGAGTAATGGCAAAAGAAATAGATTTAACTGGTATAGCATCAGGTGTAAGACAAGCTAATAGAGCAAGACAAGATTTTGTTAAAGAGGCTTTTGAAGATGAAAGAAATCAACAATTAGGCGATGCTTTTTTTAAACCTTTTATTCAAGAAACTGTTATTGATGGTCCAGAAAGAAGAAGAAAAGAACGTCTTGAAATTCAAATGAGAGACCCTAATCTTATACAAAAAATAAATAATTCTAAAGCAGAGTTAATTAAAAATCGTAATGCATCTTTAAAAAGCACCTTTGATAGGATTGAAAACTATGCAGATGGTCCTGAAGCAGGGGCAAGAATAATAGCACAAGAACTAATGGCTAAATCAGAAATAGGTAAACAATTTTTAGGAAGCGGTATATTTGAACCTAATCACCCTCAATTTAAGTTTATTCCTACAGCTCTTAAAAATAAAATGAAACAAATGTATGAAGAAAGTATTAAAAAACAAACTGAATTTGTTTTAAATACTCACAATCAAATAAAAGCTTCTGGAATTTTAGAAGACTATGATATAGGTAATGCTTATAAAATGTCTCAAGCCAATTATAATAAATTAAGTGCTGCAGTTAGTTTAGATGTAGAATCTTCTGATATATTTAGACAAGGTGTTAATGCTTTATTTGGTGATGATGATGCTGCTGATGTAGCAAATCTTTATAATCAAGCTAATATGATTCAAAATAAAATAGACAAGTTTTATAATGAGTCTGAAAAGTTTGTTAACTTAAATAAAACTATTGTTAAAATGGATGATAATTTAAGCACTTATTTAGGTGCTGTTAATAATCTTGATAAAGAAGATTATGAAACCTTTACTAAAAATTCTAAGAAAGCAATTAATCAAATTGGCACAGGTGATGAGAGCGAACTTTATAAAAATGCTTTTACTACCGATGCAGGTGTTTTAGCTCAATGGGTTGATGGTGACAAAGATGACAACGGAAATTATGCGGCTAATCCAACAAGACACGCTGGTAGTAGGCTAACTGTAAATCCTTTTGGAATGGTAAGAAGTTATAAAGAAACTTGGTTTGGTGCAAACGATTCAATGGTAGCTGAAGAAAACATTACTTATCGTCAAAGAGCTATTATTGATGGTAAATTAGTTGAAACAGATGTTGTAGCATCACGAAAAGACTTTAGAAAATTTTTAGGTAGCATGGTAACTAATCTTGCTACTGGTTTAAAATTTGAATCTGAAAGAAATAATAATCCTCTCAGTCAAGAAAATGAAGATTATTTAGCTGCTGCTTATAGACTTTTAGCTAAAAATGGTTATATAAGAATGAAAGATGCTACTGATATTGAAAAGGGTTTAATTCTTGTAAACCCTTTAAATCGTAACAATGTTATTTCTGGAAGTGGAGAACTTTCTCCAGAGGAAAGAGAAAAATTAGGCATTGATAATTTATTTAACATGGGTCTGAATAGAACAATAAAAGATGCTAAAGAAGCTGGTGGTGGAACTGATGAAGATATTGTTCCAAATATAATAGCTAATGCGGAAAACGATTTAGAAGAAGAAATAGATAATACTCAAGATGTAGAAAAAAGAGAACAACTTTTTAAAAGGTTAGATGATGTTAATAATGCAAAACTTAGTGATAATGAAGCCCGTAGACTACTTCTTAAAGAACTAATTGCTCCAACTAAAAGTAATCGAGGAAAACCTTATGTATATGATGAAGATTTAGGCATAACATATAATTTTGGAGAGTTAACTAAAGAAGATGCTGAATCTATTTATAAACAACTTCTTATACAAAATGGAGTAGACTCAGACCCTGAAATAAGAGGCTTAATAGATGTAGCTAGATTTAAGGGTGATGATAATTTAGCTGATACCATGCAACAAGATTTTACAGGCAGACCTCCTCTTGATGCTTCAACTCAAGGTGCACCACCAGTAGTTGATTTAGCTAGAACTGTCGGAAGCACTGTATCACAATTTAATGAAAGAATGCAAAGAAGTGCTGACTTTAAAAAATTACAAGACTATGCTGATGGAACTCAAACTTTTATTCAACCTAGACAACTTGAAACATTATTTACTAAGTACAACTTAGGACAAAATCCTACTCAAGAAAAAGTTCAAGAATTTTTAAGAGATAATAAATAACATGTCTTTATTTACTGAACAACCTTCTGATTTAAACAATAATAAAATTACTGAAGAAAAAGAAAAACAACCTATAAATCTACAAGATGAACCAATTAATCATCGTGGTGAAGGTAATTTTTTATTAACAGATTCTAAATATAAAAATTTATTTGCGACTGATTCTAAAACTGACCCTGTACCCATTAATCAACAATTTTTTCAGCCATTAGATTACAGAACTCTAAAACCTAATTATGGTGTTACAGACTTTGAAAACAATAAAGAAGTTATTAAAGATGCAGAAAAAGTTTTAGGTTACTTTGGTAGTAATGACGAGGTTGTTGAGTGGCTAAGAGATGCTGAAATAAGCACTACAAGTTTAGTTGCTAGAGCATTAAAAGCAAAAAACGCACCTGATGATGTTAAAAGTGCTTATGCTAGATTACAAAGTAATTTTCGTAAAGCTAAATTAAAAAATCCTACTGAATGGATTGGTTTACTCAAGAATGGTTTTGTTGATGTAATGGCAGACCCGTTAACCCTTGTATCTTTAATAGCTTCTCCTTTTACTGCAGGAGCTTCTACTGCTGCTACTAAAGCATTAAATTTAGCAATTAAAGAAGGTCTTAAAAGATATAGTCTATCAGAGGCTACTAAGTTAGCTACAAGACCAGCTATATTAACTGGAGCAGAAGGGGCTGCTTGGTCAGGCTTACATAACTATTACAATCAAGACTTAGATATTAATTTAGGACTAAGAAATAATCTTGATTTAAATGAGTTAATAACAGCTACTACTGCAGGGGGAGTTATTGGGAGTGGTTTAGGTTTTACATCTGGAGCATTAGATGGTCGTCAGTTTTTTAAAAAATCATACATCATGCATAATGCTGATGAGCAAATTAAAGTTGCCGACTCTAAAACTAGAAAGCAAGTAGTAGAAACAGAACAAGCTTACGATGCAGTTTTGCCTACCTTTAACAGTCCTAAAGTATTAATGGAAAGAGCTATCGGAGGATTTTTTGGTAAAGCTACTACTCCGTTATTGACTATTGCTAAGTCTTCTAAAACTTTAGATTACTTTTTAAGACAGCTTCGTTATGATTATGGTCGTACAACTTTTGGTTCTGAATTTAAAGAAAAAACGGATGAAGGAGCTTTATCTTTATATGAAGGTATAGCTTTAGGTTTTGGTAAAAGACATTATCCGTTAGAACAAATATTTAATAAATTAGGCAGAACTTCTAGATTTAAAAACTTTTTTCAAGCAAGAATTACTGAACAAGACAATGCAGCTCTACTTAAATTATTACAAACTAGAGGAACAGCTAAACAATTTGAATACAATAAAGAAGTTTTAGATATTTCTGATGAAGTAAGAGAAGCTTACAAAGGTATAAAAAAATTATTAGATGATACTTTTGATGAAGGTGTTGATGCAGGTATTTTTAGAAAACAAAACAGAGTTCAAAATTATTTCCCAAGAATATTTTCTTTTGGTTTATTACAAGCAAATAAATCACAATTTAAAGATTTATTAAAAAAACATGGTTATGCTACACCTGTAAATACAAAAACAAAAAAATATCAAAAATATTATAATAAATTAGAATTAGATAAACCCGAAGGTGAAAGAACTATTGAGTTAGGTATTCCTGCTGATGCCAGAACTGTTGACCAAGAAACTTTTGCAATACTAAGAGACAATGGTGTAGATAGTTTTGAGGACTTAGCTATACTAAGAAAAGCTAAAGAATCTGAAGTAGCTGAAAAAGCTATTGATTTAAAAGCAGATGCTATTGTCGAAAATATGTTGGCAATGCGACATACTCCATTTGAATTTAGACCTACTGGAAGTGTCGGTGCTGGGAAAGGCTACATGCAACATCGAGTGTTTACTAAAATACCTGATGACGAATTAGTAAACTTTTTAGAAACAGATGTTACAGATGTTTTAACAGATTACTTTACTAGCACAACTCAAACCATCGAAAGAACTAAAAGATTTGGTTTAACTATAGGAGACTTTGAAGATAATATTGTTAAAAAAATAGAACAAGAACTAAAAGATAATGTACCGGCAAATTTAACAACCGAACAAAAAATAAAATATGGTGAAGACATTGAAACTATTTTACAAAGAGTTAGAGATTTACATGGTAAGAGTACAGGATTAGATGTTGATAGACCTACTACTTTAGGTGGAGGTAAACTACAAACTATTTCTGAATGGGGTAGATTAACTCAACAAGTAGCTCACTTACCTTTAGCAGTTATTTCAAGTATAACAGAACCTATCATTATGTTATCAAGAGTAGGGGTCACAGATGCTCCTGCAGCCGTAGCAGACATAGGAAAGTCTATTGTTAAAGGTGTACAAAAAACTGTAGACAGAACTGTACAGGGAGCAAAATCGGCTGTTACTGGTAAAAAAGTTACTTTTAAAGACTTGGATGACGACTATTGGAAAGAGCTTTATGATGTTGGTTTAGCTTTAGAATCTGCAACACTTGATGGTTTTGATAGACTTGCAAGTGGTGATGCCTTAACTGGTAGAAGACAAAAAGGTTTACAGAATATGTTCTTTAAAATGAACTTTCTTACACAATGGACACAATCAGTTCAAGCAGCTTCTTTTGTAACAGGGCAAAAAATTATCAGACGAAATGCTCAAAAGCTTTATGAAGATTCTATTGGAGCAACAACTTTATCTACTGGTAATTTTAGAAACGCTGGAGTAAATCAAAAAGATTATTTAATAGGACAATTAAATGAATTAGGTATTGACGAACAAGATGCAATTAATTGGTATCGTCAATCTTTAAATGAAAATAAAGAATTTGATGTAAATTTATCTCAACAATTAGATTTTTATTCTGAGAAATATTTACCCGGAGCAGGAAGATTTGTTAACGAGGTTATTCTTAACCCTTCTGTTGCAGCAGCAAATAAACCATTAATGTTTAGTAGCCCCGCAGGAAAACTACTATTTCAATTTGCTGGTTATCCGACTGCATTTAATAACATTGTAATGAAAAGGTTTGTAAATGAAAGTTTTAAATACCCGATGTCTGCTTCTCCTAAAGTGCTAGGGGCTACTTTAGCAATGACTACAGTAGCCGTATTAGGTAATTATTTAAGAAGTGAAGGTACTTCTTTTGTGGACTATCAAACTGGTAGACCAAAAACAACGGGTGAAATAATAGCAGATGCGTGGGCAAGATGGGGAGGCTTTGCTTTTTTTGATTATGCTAGAAGAATAAATCAAAATTATAAGTACGGTTCAGGAACTATTGGTTCACTAGCTAAAGGAGTAACTGGTCCTTTACCTGCAGATGCAGTTGACATGATTTTATATAGAAAAGGTATTTTTTCTATAGGAGCTTCTAACACACCTTTCTATGGAGCTATGGGTTTATTTGATAAAGATGCTCAAAAAGCTTGGCGAACAGCAGGAAGAGAACTAGATAAAAAAGTAGAAGGATTTATTTTTGGAGAAAAAGAATCTTCATCTAATACAAGACTAAGATATAGAACTGGAGGACCTGCTGTTGATGTTCCTAATGCTCCTGATAGACCAGAAGAAAGAGTAAATAAAAATACTGGTGTACCTTATGACTTAGAAGCTGGACCAACTGCACAGCCTGAAAAGAACAGAGCAGGTTTGAGTGAAGAAGGTAAGTTATTAGCAACAATGCAACGCAGACAAAGAAAAAATCAAGGTCTAGAAGTAGAAGGTTATGACTCTTACTTACAAAGTATGAGAAGTTGGGAAAGTGACCACGGTAATACTCCTATAAGAACACATGATGCTGCAGAAAAAAACAAAAAAGAAAGTGAAAGAAGTTTTGATATTGCTTATGGACACAAAATAACTGACAATGAATTAAGAACTGGAAAAATATATGGTATAGATTTTATTAATCTAAAAACAGGAAAATATATACCTCTTACAGAAGAGCAAAAAATATTTATTCAGAAACAAGATATAAATACAAATGTAAAAAATGCTTTAAATAGTGGCTGGAGAAAAGAATTAAAAAAAAGAAATTTAGACTTTGAAAATTAACCATCTCAATATAAGTTTGCTTTAGCAGATTTAGCTTACAATGTTGGGGGTACTAAAGCAGGAAAAAGCTGGGTTAAAATATTTGATGATATAAAAAATAATAATACTGCTTCTTTTGTTAAAAATTTAAGAAGACAAGACGGTGGTAAAAATACTGCAGGTATGGATAACAGAGCTGCAAAAGCTGCTTTTAAAGCAGGTCTTATAAATAATAGAAGAGAAGCTATAGAATATGGTTTATCTTTAACTAACACTAATGAAATACCTGAATGATACTATACAGAGAAAAAGATTTAGATGAAGCTTACAAGATAGATTGTAAAGCTCGTTCTCGTAATGATATGCCTTGGATAAAGCGAGAAGATTTTAGAAAGATATACGAAGACTTAATGGATTTGTATATGATACAACTAAGCCCTAGACAGCTTTTAGAAGTCGAAGAGATTCCTGAAGTATTACTAGACTCATTAAAAGGAATATTAAATAAAAGCTTACACTTTGAACCAGAGGAAAAATAATGGGCTTTCCTTTTGAAATAATTACCATGCTTGGTTCTACTGTACTTAGTGGAGTCATGAGTATCTGGGCAGAAAGTAGAAAGGCAAAAGCAGAAGAACAAAAGTTACTTATATCTAGAGGTGAGTTTGAAATGAAAGCTGTAGCTGCTGCTCGTAATGTAGAGAATGTAGGCTTTCAATGGACTAGAAGAATTATCGCACTAACTGCTATCTTTGCAATCGTAGTACTGCCAAAATTAGTTGCAGTCTTTGCTCCAGATATTTCAGTCACAGTTGGTTATACACAATTCAAGCCCGGATTTTTATTCTTTACGCAAGATGTAGAGATATTTAAATGGATAACATTTGAGGGCTTAGTAATAACTCAATTAGATACAAACTTAGTATCGGCTATTATCGGTATGTATTTTGGTGGTAGCTTAGTAAAGCGATGAAAGGATTAGACTATATAGGCATAATAGAAACAGTAGGAATACCCATGGTAGGTGCTATCGGTATGGGGTATTTAGTATGGCTAGTAGTAAAGTTTTTGATGGCTGATATTCATAAAAAATTAGATACTCAGCATCAAATGATTGTTGCCTTAATAGATAGAATTAGGCAAATGGATAATGATATGATTCGGATTGATGCCATGTGTAGAGCTGCAATGGGTCTAGACCCTGACGTTAGCCGAATAGCCAGAGCAGACGGTCAAAAAGACCAACGCAAAGACTAACTCATAAAAACTTTATCAGGTGCTGAATGGCTTGTCTATTCGGTAGAATTAACTATTTTTCACAGGAGGTAAAAGAGTGAGGACAGACGAAACTGTATGCGTATTATGCATAATGTTTTGGGTTGCTTGTGGTATGTTTTATGCTACTGTAACTTTTTAATCCGTATTTTGAACACGGGCATTTAAACAAGATTCAATATAACTATGTATTTCATCAAGTTTAACTGTAGCTTCTCTTATGATAACCCGAAGATTTTCATAGTCTTGTCGGGATAGATATTTTTTAAGTTTCGCTATATCAACTTTAGTTCTTTCAGTGACAAGGTTTCCACTTTTGTCATACAGTAATCTATAAGCTAAAAGTTGTGCTTCATTTCGTTTCGTTTTCATTGTTAAATCCTGCAAAGGTTAATTGTCCGTAATCACCTCTGAGTCCAGCTTTCTGATATGAAGTAGCTCTACCTTCAAAAAAGTTTTGATGTTCAACTCCCAACACATCGTCTAACCATGTCAGAGGATTATCTTTCTGATTAAAGTTAGGTTTAAGTCCTAACTGTAATAATCTCCTATCGGCAATGTATTTGTTATACGCATACATTTCCTCTTTGGTTAGCCCTTCTATATCTCCCATCTCAAATACTAAGTCAAGAAACTTTTCTTCAAGTTTTACCATCTCTCTACATATCTGATAGATTTCTTTTTTAAAGTCGTCTGTCCAGATGTCTAGATTTTCTTTGATAAATTCTCTAAATAATTTAGTCATAGCTTCTACATGTAAGCTTTCGTCTTTGATAGAGTATGCCACAATCTGACACATACCTTTCATCTTACCAAATCTTTGAAAGTTCATGAGTATAGCGAAGCTACTGAATAGCTGTAAGCCTTCCGTAAAGGCTGAATAAACGGCTAAAGCTTTAGCGATAGTCTTCTTATCAGACTTAATAGTTTTAAGGTCTGTAATGTACGCATGTTTGTCAGACATTTCTTCGTATTCAGCAAAAGCTTTGTACTCTATCTCAGGCATTCCAACAGTATCTAATAGTAAACTGTAGGCATGTTGATGGATTGCTTCCATGTTGCCAAAAGACAGCATCATCATTCTAGCTTCTGGAAGTTTGAAAAGTTGCATATACTTTTCTACATAACCCGAAGCAACATCTACATCTGACTGAGTAAACAATCTGAATATCTGAACTAAAAGATTCTTTTCTGAATCAGTTAGTCTTTCATTCCAATCTTTTACATCAGTATGTAGTGGCACTGACATAGGATGCCAATGCATTCTGTTTTGTAAATCGTAATACTCAAACATCCAACTGTAGTCAAATGGTTTGTAGTAGTCTCTAGTTTTTAATAGGCTCATTTTTTTCCTCCTTTGGTAAATAAACCAAAACGAAAGTTTTACAGTTAGGACAACTTAAATTAGTTTCCCTAATAAAATCTTCGTTTTTCTCTTTTATATCGTGGTCTCCACCCCAAATTAATTTTGTATTACAGTGCCAACACTTCATATTATCCCTCACAAGCAATACATTCCACATCATCTAATTTAATTCGTGGAACTTTAATGTTAACATTCTCTGCAGCTTTAGCAGCATCAGACCTAAAATAATAAAGTGATTTTAATTTATTAGCACCATACCAATGAACATCACTAACATACTGTAAGTATTCATTATGTTGCTCTTGGTCCTGAGTTGAGTCAGGTAAGATAAAAAATAAATTAACACTTTGACTTTGACATATAAACTCTTGTCGCTTATATGCATGTTCGACAACCCAGATTTGATTTATTTCATCTGCGGTTTTAAATACTTCTTTTTCTTCTTTTGTAAATAACTTTAACTTTTGTATTGACCCACGATTATCACTAATATCTTGCCAAACTTTCTTACGCTTTTTAGGGTCAGTTATTTTTTTGTTGATAAGTTTTTCGAGGTTTTTGTTTTTGACTTTATAGCTTCCAGATAGCGTTTTGTGAGTGAATACGTTAGCCCTGATGGGTTCGATGGATGGAGAAGTTCCCCCACAAATAATACTGGAACTAGCATTAGGTGCAACAGCAAGGAGATGGCAATTCCTAAGACCAGAATTAGAAATATCAGGAGCTTCCCCCCGTAATACAGCAAGTCTTCGAGATGCATTGACAGCAGCTCCTTTGATGAACTTAAATAATTTATAGTTGATTCCAGTCGAGAAGATTCCCTCAAAGGGAATGTTTTGATTTTGTAAATAAGAATGAAAACCCATTGCTCCAAGACCAATAGACCTTTCACGGTAGGCTGAATAAGCAGCTTTTGTAAAACCTTCTTTGCCTTCTTTAATATGTTTTTTAAATCTCTCATAGTTTGCATTGTAACCTCCAAGTGAATTTAAATCGACTGCATTTTCAATGAAGTGTTCTAGCACATTGTCAAGCATAGTAACTAAATCATCAATAAACTTTTCTTCTTTAGACCATTCGTCAAAGTGTTCAAGGTTGACACTTGACAAACAACAGACTGCAGTTCTTTCATCATTAGTAGGTAAAGTTATTTCTGAACATAAGTTACTTTGTTTTACCTCTAAACCAAATCTTTTTGTCCTTGTGGTAGAGCATCATTACAATTATCTATATTGACAATGTAAGGCTCTCCAGTTTCTGCTCTAGCATCTAATAGTTTAGACCAGAGTTCTCTAGCTTTTATAATCTTAACAGCTTCATTTGTTTTCGGGTCAATCAATCGCCAATCGTCATCTTCTTCTACAGCTTTTAAAAATGCATTAGTTATATTAACTCCATTATGTAAGTTTAAACATTTTCTATTTACATCACCACCGGATTCTTTTCTCATTACCATGAATTCTTCAATCTCTGGATGCGATATATCCATGTAAGCAGCATAGCTACCTCGTCTAGTCACTCCTTGATTAAAAGCTAACATCTGAGAGTCTACTACTTTCATAAATGGTATTGAGCCAGTAGACTTACTACCATTACTTGTAGGTATACCATCACTTCTAATGTCTCCCCAATAACCTCCAATACCACCACCAGAACTAGCTAACCAAATGTTTTCATCATAGTGGCTAGATAAACCTTCACGATTATCAGGAACATAATTAAGAAAACAACTGATAGGTAATCCTCTAGTTGTACCACCATTAGAAAGAATAGGAGTAGAAAACATAAACCAAAGATTAGAAACATAATTATAAATTCTTTGAGCCATGTCAAAGTCAGTTTCTTCTTTAAATGTAGAAACAAATATTGAAGCTCTAGCAAATGCTTCTTGTGGCGAAGTTTCGTTCTGCCATAAATATCTATCTTGAAGAGTATCTAAACTAAATTTGTCTAGTTTTTTATCTTTGTCATAGTTTATAATTATTCCTAAATAAGGATGTTCACCCTTTTTTTCCATTCTTTTCCTCCAATCTTAAAATGTAAATTGCTATCATTGTATAGTGTATAATCTTTAGTAAGTCATCAATATTCTTACCATTTTTCTTACCAAACCTCATGGCATACTTCATAATGTTGCCCATAGCAAACCCTTCGCCATAACCAGCATCAAGTATCATGTCAGTAGCTTGATATTTTCCATGTGAATAGTGCTTATCATAAGTACCATCAACATAATGTTCTATCATTTTTAAAATAACTTGTTCATCAAATTTATAATTCATTGTCTTTCCATTCATCAGGTAAATTGCCTTCATAAAACCAACGGAAGTCATTAGCTTCTGCCCATTCAGCATGAGTTCTTTTAGTTCCGTCTCTCCTTTTTTTAGCTTGAGGCATAGGAGCATAAGGTTTTTGAAAAAAGAAAACCAGTTCCACATTATCAGGTAAAGCATCACGAATGTGAATGTACTTACTGTACTCTGCATAATCCCAGAACCTGCCTTTAGCTTCAATTAAGATAACTTTTTCGTCATCAAACACTCTGACAAAATCAGGTTCGTATTTTTTAGGAATATTATAACTGACTGTATCGTAGTGATGCAGCCACTTGTTAAATAATCTTTGATGTATTTCGTATTCCCAATGACTATCATAGCCTCTAGGAATACTTGCCTCTTTCTTAGGTCTTGGTTTTCTTGGTTTTCTTCTTGCCATTTTTCTTTATAGTAGAGTCATAGTTCTTAGCAAGTTTCCAATACTCTAAAATATTATTAAACATTCCTAAGTGTTTAGTATGTGATTCTTTATCCCAAACATGATATAAAATAGTTTCAGTATCTTTTCGGTCTACAAAAATAGATACTCGTTCTGCTTTCTTAAAGCCACAACCCTGAGCATAAGCTGAAAGTTGCATACCATGTTCATCATAAACTAATTTAGCAGGGTCTTTACATTCTAAATTATCTTTAGTTTTAAAGTCAATAAATATTCCTGATTTAGAATACAAATCAACTTTACCGCCATAGCCTTGTGTAGCACAAAAAGAATCTTCTGCTACCCAATCTTCATTAGGATAAGTTTCATCTAACCATTCTTTAATAATTTCGTATGGTTTAGTTTTCTCTTTACCTAAGAAACCTCTTTCAATCATGCCATGTATTTTAGTACCTTGTTCAGCAGCTTCAATACTAATCTTTTTAGAATCGTATTTACATCTAGCGGAAAACTCATCAAGCGATTCGTTCTCGTATCTCTCTAAAGATAGTGCTGAGTTTAGAGCCTGATTTATTTTCCAGTTCTCTAAAGATGGTTTAGCTATCATACCAATAATCGTTGTGACAGAGGGTACTAAACCTAATGTTTTAGCATCTCTTAACGTGGTATTTCTTTCCCTACCATTAGCACCAATGATAGTGTACATCGGCTCTCCTTCTTGAGTGTACCAATGACCTGATTCAGAGGTGAATTTATTATAGTTGTCTGGTTTGATTAAGTCAAACTCTTCTTCGTTTTTATTACTTTTTGGTATCATCATCTAACTCCTTAAATGCTTTTATTACATCTGTTAAAAATAATTTAGGTAAATTAACTAAGAACATTCTACTTGCATTATGGTCACCGCCACTTACAGTTTTAAAAGTATCTAATTTATCTACAATCTTTTTGAGTACATCAGTTTTAAAAACTAAGGTACAGTATTCTTCTTCTCCAATACAAAGGTTATGAAACCAATAATCTGATTCAGTAGCACGAATACCAGAAGGTTTACCCCACGATTCATACTCAATACAAATGTTATTCGTACCTACCCATATATCTCTTTCTGACTTAACCTCAATCTTTTTGTTGGTTAACATTTCTGCGATTCTATCTTCTCTGATAGAGCCGTATTGTAAATCAAGGTCAAACTTCTTTCTATCTTTTTTAGTGGGTTTCACTCCAGTTCCCTCCTAGCTTGTACTCGCCAGTCAAAGCACATCTCATGCCCAACTGCTGTCCTGCTTCTTCAATACATTCAACACCCATAAGACCAGTAAATTCTGCTATGTCTTCTTTAACTTGCATCTGCCATTCATCATGAATATTAGCAACAAACTTAGCATCAAGTGTATTTAATTTTATTTTATTATCAAAGATACACATAGCTTTTTTCATGGCTATCGCACCTCCACCTTGTAGTAAAGTATTTAAAGCAGCATGTTCATGTCTGACATAAATCTTTCTACCATCTAAACCTTTTAAGAATCCTCTTCTCGAAGCTTCTCGAACTCTGTTCGTAAGAGTTTCAAGTGATGGCAAGTTGGTAAGAAAACGCTTTCTAAGTCGCTTACCATCTTCTCTTTTTCCTCCAACCACTGTTCCAAGCTTTTCATCTCCAGCTCCGTAGATAAGTGCATAGATGAAAGTTTTTGCTTTATCTCTTGATTCAAGTCCTGCAAGTTCCTGATTTGTTTTGTGTATATCGCCATTAATAACCTCGTCAATATATTCTTCGTCATTCATGTAGTGGGCTAACATTCTAAGTTCTAATCCACTAGCATCAATACCTAATAGTTTATAACCTTCGGGCACAATCCAACAAGCACGACAGTCTTCTCCATACGGACTATAAACTCCCGG